TTCTTTTCTCCACCGTTTTTTCCACCTGCATTTTTCTCACCACCGTATTTTCCACCAGCAGGAAGCGGATATAACGTTCGAGTAGGCGGAGTTTGGAAAAATGCTCAAGCAGTAAGCGTATATGTTAGAATAGGTGGAGTTTGGAAACAAGCTTCAAACGGATACATTAGAATAAGCGGAGTTTGGAAAACTCTTTATTAATTAGTAGAAAGAAAATACATGAATGATCTAAAACCAAATTGGTCTGAAAAAGAACACCTTTTTCCAGGAATCTGGGTATATAGAGATGTTATAAAAAAAGAATTAAATATTATTGATAGAATTGAAGATTATATTGATAAATATAATCTTCAATGGCAAGAAGCAATGGTTGGCTATAAACAAAAGATACCAGAATACAGAGATTGTTTTGATTTTAAAATTAGAAAATTAGAAGGCAGACCTCTTGAAGTAGTTGATGATATTTGGCAAGATGCTTATGATGCTCAACTTCCAGCAGTAACAGATTATTGTAAAATGTATAATATTGAAATGAATTATTGGGAAGCAATGAATATTGTTAAGTATGGTCCAGGTCAACATTTTCAAGAACATGCTGATCACGGATGGTCTTATGTTTGCACAGTTTCTTTGGTAGCCTATCCAAATGATGATTATGAAGGTGGAGAATTAAATTTTGGAAAATTAGGAATTTCATTTAAACCAAAAGCGGGAGATTTATATCTTTTTCCATCAACATATCTGTTCTCCCATAGAGCTATGCCTGTTACAGACGGACTAAAATATTCCATCGTAACAATGCTAGATTATAACGATAAAATGCATAGACCAGAGTTTAATAACGAATATTAAAAATGTATAATGTTAATATATTTTCTTTTTCTGATAATGTAGCAAATATTGAAGAATTATCTATAAAAAGAGATTGGATGGATGAAGTACCAAGTCATGGTGCTTATAATTGTTTCCCTTTAACCCTAGCAAATAAATTTGGTATAGGAATTTCTTTTCCAGAAAAAATTTCATTTAAATGGAATGGCGAAATGGACAAAGCAAATCAAATATTAGATATTTATGAAGGAAAAGATTTTTGTTATGTTGATAGAGGACTCGGAACAATTGCTTTTAATACTAATTTAACATTTGAAACTGATGAAAATGTTAGTACTTTGATTATGCCAGTTCCAAATCAATATATTGAAGGTTTACAAGTATTAACATCTATAATATCAACATCATTTTTTTCAGGAAGTATACACATAGTATGTAAAATTACTAAACCCAATCATTTAATTGAAATAGAAAAAAATACACCAGTAGCAACATTTTTACCTATTTCTCTTAATCAATTTGAAAATAGTAATATATATATAAATAAAGATATATTTAATAGAAAAAATAAAATTATACATGATTCTATTGAATATGGAAATGCATTAAAAGAATATGGTTTAAAATATAAAAAACCAGCAAATTGGTATAGAAATGCTATTGATCAAAATGAAAATATAATTGGAAAACATGAATTGATGTCTTTTAAATTTAATATTATTAAGGAAAAAAATGTATAATGTAGATGTTTTTAGACTTTATGATAATTGTGCAAATATAGAACAACTTCCAATAAAAAGAGATTGGATGGAAAAAACATTTGATAAACATGCATACAATTGTTTTCCCATGACTCTAACTAATGGACTTGGATGGGGAATTTCATTTCCCAAAGACATTGTATTTAAATGGGACGGAATTAATTCTTCAGATAGAGGGCATGTAGAATTAATTGAAGGTCATGAATATGCTTATGTTGAAAGAGAAAATGCTTCTATAAGTTTTAAAACTGGTTTAATGTTTATAACTGATGAAAATACAAGCATATTAATAATGCCTATTCCAAATATGTTTATATATGGAATAGAAATGTTTACCACACTAATTAGTACAAGTTTTTTTAAAGGACAAATTCCATGCGCTGCCAGAATTACAAAACCAAATGAAGAAATAGTTTTAAAGGCAAATACTCCAATAATGTCATTAATTCCAATATCTTTATCTTATTTACAAAATTCAAAAATTAACTTATATAATTCAAATCAAATACCGAAAGAATACATAACCTCTTTAGAAAATGGAAATGAATATAGTCAATCTATTGAAAAAATAAATAAAGAAGGTAAATGGTCTAATTTTTATAGAGAAGCAATTAATCATAAAGGTCAAAAAATTGGAAATCATGAAGTTAAAGCAATTAGATTAGAGACAATAAAAAATTATGAATAAAATTAAATTTCATTCTAATAGAGAATATAATTCTTATATAAAAGAAAATTATCCAGAACCTTCTATTAAGCATATCCCAGAATGGTACATTAATGCTGGTAAATATGTTAAGAATCCTTATACAAATGAATATTTAACTGATTATACTGGAGAAAAAACATTATCTTTTAAAACATGTCCAGCAATATTTGATTTATTTTCTACAGGATATGTATTTAAAACTCCTTGCGATATTTATTTTTATAAAAAAAATAATGAAATATTTGTAGAACTTCCAGAAGGATTTAAAGATTTTTGTGCTCCTAGACACCCAATGCCTGAATTTGTAGTTCCACAAGGATATAGTAAAAAACATTTCCACTGGTTTCCAAATTGGTCCGTTGAACTACCAAAAGGTTATAGTGCTATTTATATAACACCACAAAATCATTTTAATCTACCTTTTATTACCGTTTCTGGTATCATAGATAATGATAGATGTAGCACAGCTGGACTAATGCCATTCTTTTTAAAAGAAGGTTTTACTGGTTTAATAGAGCAAGGAACACCTTTTGTACAAATTATTCCATTCAAAAAAGAAGATTGGGAATCTGAAATAATATTACATACACAAGAAGAAATATTAGATAGATATCAAAAGTCTGCAGAAGATTTTAGAAAACCAGGCGGAGGTATTTATAAAAAAATGTTTTGGTCAAGAAAGAAGTATAAATAATGATAGAAGAAAAAATTGCAACAAACAATTATGAATCTGTTCAAGGATCAATTACTCCATCAGGATTTTTTGGTAATTCAGTAGATATGATTGTTGAATTAGAAAACTTTATGACTGAAGAAGAGCAAGAGTTTTTATTTAATTTTGCATCAAATAATACAACATGGGATTATACTGTAAGCAAAAAAAATGAAAATGGAACTGTAATTTATGATGCTGATGTATGGACAGACAGAGTTGCCACACTGCATACTTTGCAAAAAGTAAATCAAAAAGTTGTTGATGTAGTTCAAAAAATGTTTGATAGACTTAAGTTAGAAGTAGATAATTTTTATAATATAGATGCTATGGCAACAAGCCCAGCAATTGTTAGGTGGCCAGTAGGAACAAGACAAGAACCTCATGCAGACAAAGAATTACATGAAGGACCAGATGCTGGAAAGCCAAATGCCTTTCCTTATTACGATATTGCATCTATTTTTTATATCAATGATGACTATGAAGGTGGAGAGCTTTATTTTCCGCTACAAGGAATTGAATTTAAACCAAAAGCCAGAGCAGCATATTTTTTTCCAGGAGATATGAATTTTATACATGGAGTAAGACCAGTATTAAATGGATGTAGATATACATCTCCATTTTTTTGGAACATAAGAAGTCATAAGGATAAGAATGAATAAGATTAAATATGCAGATGATATAGTAGTTTATGAAAATTTTATATCAAATGATGAATGTAAAAAAATATTAAAATATTGGGAATATAGAATTAAAAAAGGAAATTTACAATGGAATCCAATTTCATTTTATGAGTCATATGCTTTTGGATTTGAAGAAGAAGATGACGATTTATTACTTTTTGATTTACCAAAAAATTATTTTACACAATTAAAAGAAAAATTTAAGAAAATAACAGAAGACGCTATTGGAATTGAAATGAGAGAAGTTAGTTTTCATGCTCAAAAATGGATAACAGGAGCTTTTGCCAGTTTTCATTCAGATAATAGTAGTAATGGTCAATATAATGCTTTTGAAAGAAGTAAATATGCAACATTTTTATATTTAAATGATGATTTTACTGGCGGAGCTTTAAATTTTAAAGATCATCCAATTGAAATTCAACCTAAAACTGGAATGCTAGCAGCATTTGCAGGAGGACACAAAAATGAACATGAAGTTAAAGTCATCTCCTCTGGAGATAGATACACAATAGGTTCATTTTGGGATGACGCATCATGTGAATATACTGATGAAAGGCGAGAAGAATGGGCCACAGAATTAAAAGAAGTTAGAGCTCAGCAAGCAATTCAACAACAAGAGTGGGCAGACTTAAGAAAAAAAGGCGTTAAACTTTCACCATATCCAGGAATGCAAGGAGGATATTAAAAATGTATAATTTTGCTTGTCTAGATAACAGTCAAATGTTTTATTTTACTGATGTGATTTCAGTACCTCAAAAATATATTGAACACTTAGAAAATCTTGATAAAAATGAATTTTCATATCCATATGTAGAAAAATGGAAAACTTGGAATGCAAGCAATGATAATTTAAAAATATATGGACAAAAAAAACATATAAATTTACCTAAAAATTTGTTATTAGATAATAATTTAAATAAAAAAACATTATATGTTATTAATGCAATTAAAGAAGCTCATTATTTATGTTCAGATACATATACTAAAGTTTTAAATATTAAAAAACCTACCACTATTAATCATTATGCAATTAATAAATATTTTCCTGGAGAAAGCATGGGATTACATGTTGATTCTTATGAAAATTCAAATGAAAAAAGATTTACAATATTAATTTATTTAAATGATGATTACGAAGGCGGAGAAATTGAATTTCCTAATCAAAATATTAAATTTAAACCCAAAGCTGGAAGCGCATTAATATTTCCAACTCAAGAACCATATGCACATAAATCATATGATGTTTTAGATGGATTTAAATATTTTGTTTTAGGTGAGTTTGGATTGGAAGAATAATGGAAATAGAATATAAAGAATTATATCCAAAAATTTATTTGTATACTAATTTATTGCCAGATGCAAATAAATTATATGAAATTATGAAAAAATCAGAAAAAGAATCTGAAGGAAAATATTATTTAAGAAATTGGGATCAATGGAGTCATTTTGGCACATATAGTCAATCTAAAGATGAAAAAGAAGATTCTGAAAAAGGACAGCAATATGATGATGAAAAATATCTTTCAGATAGAGTTTCTGAAGCATATGGATTTGCAATAGAACATTATATTAAAAAAGTAAAACCTGATGTACCAGAAGGTTCACAATTAGCATCTTCATCATTTTCTAAATATAAAAAAGATGTAGTAGATGTTAAAAAGAAATTAGCAATGAATTATCATACTGATTTTATTAAATCAGAAGCAGATATGCCAGGAAGAAAATTTTTAATTACCTGCACTACATATATTAATGATGATTATGATGGTGGAAGTGTTGAATTTTATATAACTAATAACGGTGATACTGTTAGCTATAAACCTAAAGCTGGAGAAATTTTAGTATTTCCCTCTGGCGAACCCTATTATCATGGCGTAACAAATATTCACAATGGAGAAAAGTTTTTTATTAGAAATTTTATGATGAGTCCTCCATTTCAAGGAACTGAAGAATGGCTTAAAAATCAAAGAGAAAGAGGAGCCTGGCCGTGGTTTCAAATGGAAAAGAAAAGATTAGATTATGAAAATCCAAGAAATATGATTTATTTATATAATGATAAAGTAATTACATATGAGGAAATGTTGGAACTAGAAAATAACCAGTAATAGCGTATAATAGTATATATGTCTTA